TTACATTATTTTCATCGGTAAACGATTTTGTATTACCCATCTGACCGTTTCCGATATCACTGTAATCACCGCTTCCAACTTTTGGATTTAAAAAAACCAAACCATCGAGAGTGATAACATTCGTTTCATCAGGAACACCGCCTTGCTTAAACAACACAGCATTTTTAAGCGTTTGTTGTGTTGACATCTTCTTTCTCCTTTAAGTATTCGCACGCATCCGCTACCGCGATATCTTCCGCTTTTTTTAGAGTGATCTCATCACCCGTTTTAAGTTTTTTACCGGCGATTACAAGAGTGCTATTTTCATTTATGAAAACGTATGTTTTAGCCATTTTCAACCACCACCTTTATCATAAAATACTCGTGTTCTAGATCATTTAAAAAGTCAATTTTTGACCCTTGCCACTCAAATTTTTCAGAATTAGAAACTTGTTTCATATAAAAAGCATTGATAAGCTGATCTGCTTTTTGCTCATCTCTTTTAACCTTAGCTGCAAATACAACATCTCTTAAACCAATATTTTGAGGGTTTCTTTCTACAATGAATAAATCAGCACTGTGGAATATAGGACGAATAACATCCGCTATAAATGTTCTTGCCTCATTTTCGTCTGAAAAAAATCTCATAAAGGTCTTCCTAAAACAACTATTTTTTCTCCAAATTTAGGGGGATTACAAGAAATAACACTATAAGTTATCCCCCCTATGGAAACAACAGATGTTTCTGTTATCATTACAGATGAAGAAATAGAAATTGTCGGTATAGCTTCATCATACTGACCGCTATTTTCTTCAAAGATACCTGATACTTCTACTCCGTCGATAAAGATGATGTCTGCTAATTCACCCTTATTCATAAAGACTTTTTCAAAGTCGTCGGCTAGTTGTTCTTTAAATGTCCCCATACTATGACCTTAATGTCTCAAAATGGCTTTTTAATGCTGTTTTTAACGTATCACTTTTGGCATCATCTGTTTTAATATTTAGTGAAAGAACCAGTGCTTTTAAATCCTTGTAAGGCAAAGCGTCCACTTGTTCATCACTCAAAACATAACTACTCACTTTTACGACAGGCTCTTCATCCGTTTTTTTATGCCCTTTCTCAATCAATTTTTCACCCAAAGAAGGATGAACGTCTATGACATCACCCTTTTGTTTTTGTGAACCTTTGAAAGGCATGGGGCTTGTGAGTTTGATATACATTGTTTACTCTATGCCGCATTGATTTTGACGAAAACCGTGCCTGCTGTTCCTGCACCTTTTGCATAAAGCGCACGCCCTGCCCTTACGTTTGAGGTAGCCGTAATAGTAATCTCACGGTTAGTTACATCAAAATAGACCAACCCATAGGCAGGAATTGCATCGGCTGTTTTTGCGTTAATCTCATAAACACCCTCAACATCAGCGGCAATCGTTTCGCCAGTCAATCCTGTTGTACAAGCGATAGCAATGCCATCTGATCCAAGAGCGATAACATCACCTACGCTGACTGCCTCGCTCAACTCAATATCAATAGTTTCACCTTCTTGGTAAAATGTTGCTTCTTTCATCTTTTTTCCTTTACGCTTTTATAATTATTGACCATTGTTTTTGTAAAGACCGCGATAGTCTTCTGCGTAAACACCAAAGTCAAATACACACTGATAAGTGACACCCGATAGGTCTCTATTTTTCTCTTTTACCATTGGTTTTTTACCTTGTCCTTGAAGGTAAAGCACCTTGATGGTTCTACGAGGAGCAGTCAAATACCAAGGCTTCGCTTCAAGCTCAGAATCAACGATGACTGTAACACTGTTTTTATGTGGGTTTACAACACCGCTATTAGAAGAGGACGGATCAGCCTCAGAAGAGATGAGCTGCAGTGCTTTTGTCTCATTTTCAGGAGAAACAAGCAAGAACTTTGGAACGATATTAAGTGCTTTACCATCTTCACTTTGACGACGCATCAATGTTCTACCGTCGGTCAATGTACCAGTCGTAAGTTCAGTACCTGTACTTGTATAGTTTTTATGATCCGCATGAAAAATAGCTTTACTATCGCTCATTTTGTAATTACTAAATTGACCTTTTCCTTGCAATAGGTCATAAACCAAACCATTCGCTGTTCTTCTTGCCATTTTTCCAAACTCAGAGATGACATCTACAAATGCACCTAAGTCATCATTGATAAGCATCTGACGTGTGATGCTAAACTCAGCTCCATATGTTTCAAGTTTAAATACTTCGCCACCTTCACCAAATTCAAAGTTTTTAAGTTCGCCTTTTTCAGCGACTTTTTGTAAGCGACCACCTGCTTTAAGATGTGCTGCAACACCTTGTTTAAAGTCTTTTACTTCACCGAATGTTGTCCATGCTTCAAAGGTAGCATTTTCTTCATCAAATGCCATCTCAAGCATTTTATTTGCAACATTTGAAAGTAAGATAGGAAAATCTGATGTACTCATAGCACGGTTGATAAGCTCTTCTTTGTTGAACCCTTCATAGCCTGTAATAGCACGAGCTAAATCAAGAAGTGACGCACCTTCAAAGCGTTTGACATCTTTGTGTGGTTGTTCTACTTTAAAACCTGCACGCATAATGAGGCTGTCTGATACGGCTCTTTTGATGTCATCCATACCAGGTGTTTGTTCACTACGTTCAAAGTTCACATTCGTTTGGTTTTTTGTTATTGCCTCTAAAAGCGCACGTGCAAAATCATCAGGCGTTTTGGTTTTGTCATCTATAAATCGCTTAACATCTTCCGCATTCATATCAGCACCATGTGCTAAAACAAGGTCTTTGATGCCTGCAACACGTTTAATCTCGTTGTTCTCATCTTGCACACGCTTAATTTCAGCGTTTACTTCATCCATTTTGCGTAGGATGTCTGCTTCTGGAGCTTTGTCTGCTTGTAGTTTTTCAAGCTGACGGCGTAACTCTTCAAGTTTGTTCATAATTTCTCCTTCATTGTCTTTTAAACTTCTTCCGATGCCTGCACTTGGATCAGCACCGATGTCAACCAGGGAAGCCTCTCGGAATTCCCACCTTAAAACTTCTACAAGTGGAACTTGTCCTTCTCTCTCCGTAATACGAATGTCTCTTTTTGCTCCACCAACGGAAATCTCTGTAAGTGTTCGCTCTAAAACCATATTCCAAAGCATTTGTGCATCAGGATTCGCTTGTGAAAAGATTGCTTTTGCACGAAGCTGTCTATTTTCAAGTCTCACATTCTCAAGACGACCAATAGGAAGCTCACCATATTTTCCATCTCCGTGCATATAACGAAGCTTTGCAGTCGCTGCACGAGTAAGATCAACATTTTCTTCACCATGTAGCAACACTTCTTCATAGTATGATCCACTCCAGTAGTCATACTGACGAATTGGTGTTTCAGTAGAGATAAGAATTTCTACACTTCTCTCTTCTACATTAATCGTTTCAGGCAACATAAGGGCACGTGCGATGCCACCTTTACCTAAAAGTTTTTCTCTATCAAGTGGTTTAGGCACTTTTCGCTCCTTCTTGTTGGATAATTCCTGCTTTTTCAAGCATTACTTTTTCTTTTATACGTTGGGTAATGATTTCTTCAAGGTCTTTTCCACGTTGTGCCGCATATTCCTCAAGTGTTGCCATTCCCATTTCATATTCTTTTATAAATGCGTTGATATCTTTTAGTGGGTCCACCCACTCACGAGCAGGCGCAATCCATCGTGGTTGGCACATTTTTTCTTTATTTCTAAAATAAAAATCAGCCGATAACCCTTTAATATTTCCTGCCAAAACATTCGCATCTAACCATCGCTCAAAAATAGGTGTCAAAACATACCTTGCAAAGTGGGCTTGTTCAGTACTAAAACGCTTATGATCTTGTATAAGACTTGCACGTGCGCTTGAAAAATTAACTTGTGAATAGTCGCGAAATGCCAACTCATAACTGATCTGACGACCAACAGCAATAAGACGAATGCACGACTGTATGAAGTCTTTATATCCTGCTCCATCGATGCTAGGGTCAAATGTTTGCAATTCTTCGCCACTGTTTAAATAGTGGACCATAACGCCATTAATATCAAAAATTGGGTCATTTCCTTTATCACTTCCAAGTGCTGAAATACGCCCTGCTACATTTGTACTTTTGATGGCGTAAGCTACAGAAGCACGCGCACGTTGTGATTGCATAGTTGAACTTAAGTACCCTGCTAAGTTTCTGAGGTCGATGATGATCTGTTTATACTCGCTGATACCTCTGTACTGTGTAGCTCTGTTTGTCATTTTAAAATAATGAATAACATCAGAAGCATTGAGTTTTGTAGTTTTAAATAGCCCGTCTTTTAAAAGATACTTTTGAGGCTTCCCGTAGGTATCAACTTCCATGCCATCAATGTAAGTCGTTCCATCTTTTGTATTAGCACTTGTAAACATTGTGCCATCAAAGCGATCTGCCTCGATAAGCTGAATTTTTAAAGGGTGTTTTTTATCATTTGTCAATTTTGGATAAATAAGGATTTCACCATCCATCATACGTTGCCCTAGGATTACATTTTGCATATCTCCAAAATATAAACGACCAGTAATGTCACAATTTTGCTGTTTAGCCCACTCATTAAAGAGTGTTTCAATAGTATTGTCCAGTGAATCGCCTATTTTTGATTGAAACTTAAGACCTCCGCCAATGGCGTTTACTTTAATGGAATTATCGATTCCTGAGATGATGCCGTTGTTTTCATGCAACCATCTAGCACGAGCACGCATAACGTCACGATCAGGTGAGGCTTGATCTTCAAAAGGAGCGTTGGCATTGTGAAAGTCATTATTGGCTCCTCGAAGTTTTCCGCCTTCATAAAATCCTCTTCGAATGTCAAATATATCTCTCAATAGGCTCATTTTTTACCGCCTTTGAGTGAAATAACAGTCAAAACACACAAAACAAGGAATAACCAAAAAAACCCTAGAACAATGCGGGTATAAATACTCCATAGTTCAAAAGAGAAAGAAAGATGAATAAAAGAGCCAAAGCCATACAATAAGACCCCAAAAAAAAGCACCTCTAAAAGATACATCTTGGTCATTAATGCAATGAGTTTATGAAAAACAGACATTTGCGCTCATTTTTATAGGTCTTGCATTTTGCCCAGGAATGTAATCTCTTCCGTGGGCTTCAATTTTTTTGATAAGGTCGTTTTCTCTTATTTGTAATGCGGAAAGATCGGCACGGGTAAGCTCTCTGCCATTAATGGCATACTTTTGAGAAGTCAAAACAGACTCAATGGCTATTTGAACATCATCGAGTTGTTGACCGAGCGTTTTTGCCATCTGACTGCCTTTTTCGTTTATTTTTGACAGTTTGGCAAAATAATATTTTTTTTTCTAAGCCACTTTTTAGCCCTAGCATTTTTTTATTTTTTTTGCTAGAACATAAAAAGTTCGTATTGACAAGGTTAAAAGTTTATTTTTTAACCTATAACGGAAAATTTGTAGGAAAAAAGTTTTGTAAAAAAGATAGTATTTTCAATTTTTTTCAATATCTAAGTAGTCTTTTTTGAGAATTTCTAA